CCTGAGTATATGGGTGCCTATAACATTTTCCGGTCACGGCGCAGGTCGATTGATGCGGTATTGACGCAGAACCCGCCGGGAGTGGATTTCCAGCCCGACCATCCTGAGCGCAGTGAAGATGTTGAGGCAAAAGAAACGGCTGAAGGCTATCGGCATTTGTTTGACCAGGCCAACGATGTTCGCAAATTGCAGCAGGATATTGCAAGGATGTTTGAACTGTCTGGCCGATGCGTGACGCGAACTTATACGACAACCAATCTGGAAAAATGGGGCAGGAACCAAGACGGTAAACCCCGCCAGATGGAAACCTGCGAAGTGTATGGAACGCTCGAAAGCAAGGTTCCCATTGTGTGCGAATCGCAGGAAATGGCCGCGTATGTGTTCCTGTACAAAGACCCTGATATTTTGATGGCAAAGCGCGACAATCCTTGGATACGCGACAAGATACGGCCCGGTGAATCTGGAATTGGAGAATCGGATTGGGAACGCTATGCGCGGTTAGGCGTCAAGCAAGCGCGTAAAGGCTATTACCTTACTGGAAGCGCACTGGCGCATATCGTGACGGAGATGCACTGTTACCTGCGTCCAGCGGCATTTGAGCACCAATGTTGCGACGGTGCGTATGCAGGGGAGATGCCGGAGAATGGGGAATTTCAACCCGGAGAAGATGGAATGCTTACTATCCGCGACGTGATGCGCCAGTTGTACCCTGAAGGCGTTCATGCGGTGTATATCGGGCAAAGCTACTCAGAATCGACGGCTGAATCGTTGGACGACTCGATTGATATTGGATTTCCCGTAGAGCGCGATGGATTGACTGGCGGGGCTCTGATGGAGCCAATGAAAGTGGTCCAAGACGCTTTCAACGATTTTAAGAATGCCGAGCGCGAGAATTACGAAAAGGGATGGCCGACGCTTTATTTCAAGGGTGACCAGCAGGACTACGATGCGATTGTGGACCAGAAAAGCGGTCCCCGCCAATACGTGTTGCTGAAATCAGCCGGTGGGCCAGACCAACCGCTTGAGAACTACATTTATAAAGAGCCGGATATGGACGTTCCTGCGACGTTTGTCGAGTGCATGGAGAATTACCGCGGCGCGTTGAGTCAGGATATTACGGGTGCTTTACCTGCGCTGACGGGCGAGAACACTCCTGGTGACCACACAGCCAGCGGTAAGGCTATGGACCGTTCGCAAGCTATGGGAATGCTGGGGCCTGCATGGGCCAATATTCAACGGATGTTTGCCGGAATCTACAAGAAAGCTGCACTGTGGGCGAGCAAGAACCCGGATCACGCCAAAGAGATTACAGTCGTTACGGGACAAGGGCAGAGCGTATCCATTCACATGGAACGGTTAAGCCGCGGTTCATTCCATACTCATCCTGACGTGGATTCGACATTCCCTGAATCGACGGGCGCAAAACGTGCGCAATTGTCGCAGATGTTGCCGTTGATTATGCAATCGCCTGTAGGGATTGAGATGTTGCAATCCCCCGATAATTGGGAAGAGATTCTTGATTTGCAGGGATTTCCTGAATTGGTTTTGACTCCAGCGCTGGCATTTAGAAAACAAACGCGAGAGATTGAGATTCTGCTCAAAGAAGCTCCGGTGCCAAACACCGAAGCGACGCAGCAATACGACATGCAACACGCACAGGAAACGCTGATGGCGCGTACTATGGGCCAACCGGAACCACCGTACCAGCCACCACCGCCGATGATGCCATCTGTGATGCCAAAAGAGTTTGATTACCATTCGTGGGAATTGAAAAAGTGTCAGGAATACCTGTCCAGCGAGGATTGTTGGAGGCAGCAGGTAGAAGGCAATGATGCCGGTGTGCAGAACGTGGAATTACACGCCAAGGCTCACCAGATGATGATGCAGGCAATGGCCCCACCAATGCAACCGCCTCCAGTTTCAATAGGCAAACCCAAACCGGGAGCGGCAGCAGGCGCGGCTCCTGAAGGCAACGCACAGGTCCAGAATGGCTCCCAACCTCCGGGGGCACCGGGCCAACCAACAGTCTAGGAGCGATACATGGCAGATGATGTAGCAGTATTGGATGCACCTGAGATTAGCGCAGAACCCTCCACAGATATATCCACCGACACCAGTTCTTCAGATACAGGCGATACAGGCGACAACAGCGGTGGGGAACCATCGGTTGTATTGGGCGACGTTGCCAACCTGCGCGGTGGGGAATTGTATCGGGCGGTAAAGGACAAGCTCAAGGAACTGGACCCTAAACTGGCGCGGTCAATTCGCAATGCCATCCACATGGCTGACAAAGTGGACAGGGCATCGGGTGGCGACCTTGATTCTTTTCAAAAACGCGCTGAATTGGTTTCGCGGTTGTCCGATGGTCCTGAAACAGGGCAGACACCGGAGCAAGTAATTGAGAGCACACTCGCGGAACGAGCGTTCTGGCGGGATTTTGACTCCAAATTTGAAACGGGTGACCCTGGCATTATTCAGCAGATGGCCGAAGTCAATCCAGAATCGTTTCAAAAACTGATTACGCCTGCCATAAGCAAGTTTGCCGAACTGAATCCCGAAGGCTATAGCGCCATGATCGCGCAGCCGATGCTTTCGTACTTCAATCAGCAGGAAATCCCGCTTCAGTTCCAAATTCTCAAGACGTTTTTGCCCAACATGCCGGATTTTGCAGGAAAGCAGAACGTCATTGAGGCGTTAGACCGCATCTACGCCACGATGGAAAGTTTGAAGCCGATGGCGGCTAAGCCCATTGCCCCAAAATCCGTGGAAGGGCAACAAAAACCATCTGGCGGACTGGACCAGAGGGAGCAAACCGTTCAGCAGCGCGAATTGATGTTGCAACGCCGGGAATGGGATGGGGAAACATCGCGCCCTGGCATCGAGTTGCGGGATGCGGAAATGACTCGCATCGCGTCATCGCAAAAAGTGACGTTAACAGCGCAGGAACAGGCCAAAATCAAAGCGGCGGTCAATCAGGAGATTGAAGTCAGACTTGCGGCGCAGAAATCCTATGGTCAGGCTATGCGCGGCTATTTGGAATCGGGCAACAAAAAAGCCTACATGGACAGGGCGCGTTCTGAGTATCAAAAACTCATTCCCACAGCGACCAAACGCGCTGTTCAGGATGTGATTGACGCTCGAAAAGCGAATCCAGTCAAAACGCAGCCAGCGCGGCAGAATGCGAATCAGAATCAACCCAGTCGGACACAGACTCAGGGTGACGGGTTGACGAAATGGCTTTCAGGGCATCCCAAGGCGGCTGGCAAGCAGATTGACTATAGCCGCACGACCAACGGGATGCTGTTGAAGAAAGAAGCCTATCTCAAAGGTGAGAAGGGCATGTACAAGTGGAAGTGATTGACTTTGCGCGGTAAGAGTGCGTAAATGGTAGCAACGGGGAACGCGGCTTTCAAAAGAGAGACCTTTTAAAAACCCAAGCCGCACTACCCACAATAGCGTAGTCACAAAAGCGACAGCGGCCCGGCTGAGATGGGTGTGACCTAGGCGAATTATCCGCGAGGAGATTTGTATGGGTATTGCATCCGTAGACCAGACATTAGCAACTCAGCAAGAGTGGGTCCGACCAGAACTGGAAGACCTCGCTCTCAGTGCTTCGATTTTGTGGAAGCGATTCAGCAAAAACACCCAAGTCAAGCCAGTTTCAAACCGTCCTGCCCGTATTCCCACGATGCCATCGAAGGGCGGCAAGCCCCGCGTAGGCAATCTGGATGGCGGCGACCTCGGCCTTGGCAGCGGTCCTACCACGGTTCCGGGGCAATTGACCACGACCACGTTTGTGATGGCATGGTCCTACACCAAGGAAGCCGAGTACGCGACCGATTCAGATGAAAAGGCAATCGAGGACTTTGCGACCCTTACCCGGTCTATCGCTCCCAAGTCATTTGCCGATTTCATGGACACCACCCTTCAGGGCAACGGGTCCAACACTCTCGACACAATCGTTTCTACCGTCGTCAGCGGTTCGAGCATTGTCGGTTTTGTGGTCAACAATGCCAACTTCTTCCTTGACGACCAGGATGTGGATGTATGGAGCGCATTGGGCGCGGTATCCGGCCCGACAGCTTCGGTAACGATTGAATCGTCCGACATTCTGAACAACACCGTCTGGTTACTCAATCCCATCCCCGTTTCAAGCGGCGTCACCACTGGCTACTTGCTTTTGGTATCTGGTTCAGCCGGACAAGCCAACACTGGCATGTTTGGCTTGCGCTATTACCAAGTCGGCACCAACACTGGAAACTGGATGGGCGTTCAGCGTTCGGCATGGCCCGGAAAGTACGTAACTCCGACCATTCCAGTCAACGGCGCTCTGACTCCGCAAGTTGTTCGAGCAATCTTCTCGCTGATTGAGTTGTCCAAGGGCGAAGAAGCAATTGACGGCGAGGGCATCTTTGGTCATTGCAACGTGGATGTGCGGGACGCATGGGAGCAGAATGCTCTTCTGGTCCAGCGCATTGACTACAACGCAGCCAAAGGTGACACTTCCGAAGACATGCTGAAGCGCAAGGCGGCGACGACCATCGCAGGGCGCGAGATGCTTGTCAACCCCCGCGCTCTTCCCGGCTACCTCGACATTCTTAAGGAAAAGAACTGTTTCCGCATCGAAACGAAGCCGGTTGACTTCTACGATGTGGCAGGACAGACTCTCTTCCCGCTGTATGGTCAATCGGGCGGCATTGCCACATCATTGGTGTTTTACATGATTTGGCAAGGGCAATTGGGAATTACGCAGACAAGGGAAAATGCGTTTCTCAGTGGCATTACTATCCCGAAGGGGTTGTTCGGTTTCTAATGAACCTGTCAATAGCCAACACGATGGAAATTCCCAAACCGAGTCACTGGCCTATGTCTATGGCCCGGTTTGGGAAAAACCCCCTTGGAGAAAACATCTATCGCGTGGTGTTTGCCCCGACTGTTCGAAAACTGGTATTTGGTCAGTTTTCGGATGGGTATATCGGGGCAAGACTGCGCAAGTCATATCC